TGATAGGATTGCTGCAGGAATTAAGGATGGCACGTTGGTTGCGACTAATAGTAGAGGACTACGAGACATCACCGGTGCTATTAAGGATTTGAGAGACATCAAGGGCATTAAGTCCGAAGCGGATATAAGAGAACAAGAAGCACGAATCAACAAGTTAATCAAAGATTGCGAGACCGAATCCGAGGACAAGGAGATTAAGGTTGTCCTGATGGATGGATTCGAGGACTACGCAGGATAGGAGATATGATTGTGAGTGATACTTAAGATTGATCCGCCAAACGAAAAGCAAAAGCTATTCCTAAAGGCAAGCAAGAAGCATATCGGTTTCGGTGGAGCGAGAGGTGGTGGAAAGTCATGGTCGGTGCGAACCAAGGCAAAGCTCCTCTGCCTGAAGTATCCAGGCATCAAGGTATTGATTGTCAGACGGACATATCCGGAGTTAATCAACAACCACATCAACATACTACGAGTGGAGCTGCTCGGAATTGCCAAATACAATGACAAGGACAAGGTGCTTAAGTTTCACAACGGAAGCACCATTAACTTCATGTATTGCATGAGAGATCAAGACCTAGACCATCTGCAAGGAACGGAGTTTGATGTAATATTTTTAGATGAGGCAACACAAATGTCCGAATATCAGATGAAGACCATTGCAGCTTGTTTGCGAGGTGTTAATAGCTTTCCAAAACGGATATATTACACTTGCAATCCTGGTGGTCAGGGGCATCAATTCATCCGCAGGATATTCGTCGATAAGAAATACGAACCAGGAGAGAATCCCGAAGAATTTGAATTCATTCAATCATTGGTAACAGACAACAAAGCTCTTATGGAGTCACAACCGGACTACATTCGACAGTTGGAAGCATTGCCACCGAAACTGAGAGAGGCCTGGTTGCATGGCTCGTGGGATGTCTACGAAGGGCAATTTTTTGAGGAATTCGCAGACAGACCGGAGCATTACATTGACCGTCAATGGACTCATGTAATCGAGCCATTCGAGATACCGGATGGATGGACAATCTATCGATCATTCGATTGGGGATATCATCATCCGTTCAGTTGTGGTTGGTGGGCAATTGACTATGATGGCATTGCCTACAGGATCCTTGAGTTGTATGGATGCACTTCCACACCGAATGATGGCCTGAAATGGATACCGGACAAGGTATTCGAGGAGATACACAGAATTGAAACTGAGCATCGATGGTTAAAGGGAAAAAACATTGTAGGAATAGCCGATCCGGCCATATGGAACGCAGAACGTGGTGATTCCATTGCGGATGTGGCTGCGAAGCATCAGGTGTACTTCTCCAAAGGTGACCATGAGAGAATACCAGGATGGATGCAAGTACATTACCGATTTGCATTTGATGAGAATGGTTACCCAATGATGTATGTTTTTAAAAATTGCAAGGGATTCATAAGGACTATGCCTTTGCTCGTGTATGACGAGCATAAGGTCGAGGATATAGACACCGACGGAGAAGATCATGTTGCCGATGAGGTTCGATATTTTTGCATGAGCAGGAAAATTAAACCTCGCATGGCAAAGCAAGATGATGGATACAACGAGAGTCCGCAACACATATTCCTTGACATTGACCGAAAAGATATCATAGCAAAACCTAGGAAGGAAAGATTCGAGGTGATTAAAAAATGACATACAATCCAACAAGGCAATCAGCTCCGATGCAGACCACAGAGGAGTTTGTTGCAACCAATAACATGGGCAGAGATGCTTCCGGTGCAATCGATGGCATGATGGCATTGGAACAGCCGATTGGCAAGGGAGCGGTGCAGAAGGCTAGACTCATACTTGACCGTTACAAGCAAGGGAAAGCAAATCTCGAGAATAAGATTGTAGACAATGAGCAATGGTACAAGATGCGTCATTGGGATCAGATGAGAGGTAATGACAACAACCAGGTCCAACCGGCATCAGGATGGTTGTTCAATGCCATCGCAAATAAACACGCAGATGCAATGGATAACTTCCCATCTCCAAATATCTTACCACGAGAAGAGGGAGATAAAGAAGAAGCACAGAGGTTGACATCCATTATTCCGGTGGTGCTTGACCACAACGAATTCGAGCAGACCTACAACGATGTTTGGATGTACAAGCTAAAGACCGGCACGGGAGTCTACGGTGTGTTTTGGGATTCTGCCAAAATAAATGGGTTAGGTGACATTTCCATCGTTAAGTGCGACCTAATCAATCTGTTTTGGGAGTCAGGAATTACAGATATCCAGGACTCACGAAATCTATTTTATGTCAGTTTGATGGACAACGATGTGTTGGTGGCACAGTATCCGCAGCTCAATGGTAAGTTGTCCGGTAATCCAACCATAGATGTATCCAAGTATATCTACGATGACACAGTAGATACCACCGACAAGAGTGCTGTCATTGAATGGTTCTACAAAAGGGTTCAGAACGGAAGAACGGTGCTGCACTATTGTAAGTTTGTAAATGATGAGGTTTTATTCGCAACTGAGAATGATCCGGCATACAAGGAACGTGGTTGGTATGACCATGGAAAGTATCCGTTCATATTCGACATTCTTTATCCAATCGAAGGCACTCCGGCAGGGTTCGGATACATCGATATTGGAAAGAATTCCCAGGAGTACATAGACAGAGGAAATCAGGCAATCATGCAGAATATGCTTTCAAATACAAGACCTCGTCATTTTATCCGCAACGATGGTTCGGTCAACGAGCAAGAGTATGCAGATATGACAAAAGATTTTGTCCATGTGGATGGCAATCTCGGTCAGGATAGCATTCTGCCGATTCAAGGCAAGCCTCTATCGGATATCTATGTTAATGTCATAATGAATAAGATTGAGGAACTGAAAGAGACCACCGGCAACCGAGATGTATCAAATGGTGGCACAAGCTCCGGAGTGACCGCATCTTCTGCAATCGCAGCTATGCAAGAGGCATCGTCGAAACTATCGAGAGACAATTCAAAGGCAGCTTACCGAGCTTACCGTAAGATGATTGAGATGGTAATCGAGCTGATTCGACAGTTTTATGACTTGCCAAGACAGTTTCGCATCATCGGTGAGAACGGAGCAGAGAGGTTCGTCACATACTCCAATGCCGGTATCCAACCACAGTACCAGGGTATGTTTGCCGGTCAGGATATGGGATTCCGCACTCCGTACTTCGATATCGAGATCACTGCACAAAAATCATCTCCTTACTCTAAGATGGCACAGAATGAGTTGGCATTACAATTCTACAATGCCGGATTCTTCAATCCTCAGATGGCAGATCAGGCACTTATCTGTTTGGATATGATGGACTTTGACCGAAAGGATTTCATCATGAGCAAGATATCGCAGAATTCCATGATGTTCAATATGATGATGCAGATGCAACAGCAGATGCTCGGAATGGGTGGTGTGATTGATGGCATGAGAGGTGGCACAGAGGTATCTGACGGACTCAGAAGTCAATTCGGGATGGCGAATCCGCAGATGGCACAGGGCAACGAAGCACTCGGTGGGGATGAAATGAAATCGAGCGAGTCACAGTACACAAAGAAAGCTCGTGAACGCACCGCAGATATGACGAGTCCAACCTAGAGGTAGCATATGGTAGAGATAACATACAGTTACAAAGATGGCAGACAATCCATCAGGGTTAATGGTCATGCAAATCATGCGGAGTATGGCAAGGACCTTGTCTGCTCCGCAATATCCTCTCTGATATATTCGCTTGCAGACCTGATTCTTGAGGTGGCAGACCATGGCTGCCTCACAGAGTCACCGGTCATTAAGCTAACACCTGGTGATGCGGAGATCACCTGCAAACCACTTGCGAATGAAGAGGATGTATTTACCATCAAAGGAGCATATATGATGGCAATTCGTGGTTTTAAGCTACTCTCGGAAAGCTACGAAGAAAATGTTCGGTTTGAATGCGTGGATTGATCACCCACGCACAAACATAGATTAAATGGATTCGCCAACCTAATTGGCAGAAAGGACAGACTATGTCAGAATTTAAGAAATACCTCATTAACTTGCAGCTCTTCGGTGAAGGTGGAGATGGTGCAAGTGATGGTGGTTCGGCAGAAGGAACTACTGATCTCGCCAATCAGACAACAAACAAACGGGGTGCAAAAAATCCTCTCTCGAATGTTAGATATGGCATTCAGGGCGAGGATACGCATGACACCGGTGCGGATACGGTAACCACTCCTACGATTGATCGTAGTGCTAAATTCGACGAACTCATCAAGGGTGAGTACAAGGATTTATACGATGCGAAGGTTCAGGATATCGTACAAAAGAGACTTAAGGGCAGCAAAGAGACGGTTGACAAGTACAACGCACTAACTCCGCTGATGGAGATGCTTGGTCGCAAGTATGGAGTTGACCACAACGATGCAGATGCTTTGGTAAAGGCAATCCAGGATGATGACTCTTATTACGAGGATGAAGCTCTTGAGAAGGGTATATCCGTAGAGACTCTCAAAGACATCAAGAAGATGGAACGTGAGAATGCCGAATTGAAAGCACAGATGGATCAGCAGAGACAAAAGGAAAATGCCGAACGCATTTATGCGGATTGGATGTCTCAGGAACAAGCTGCGAAGCAGAAATACCCGAGTCTTGATTTGAAAATGGAATTGCAGAATCCACAGTTTTCATCCCTATTGCGAAGCGGAATTGATGTTGATACCGCTTATACCGTAATCCACAAAGACGAGATTATTCCGGCTGCGATGCAATATGCATCCAATACCGCAACGAAGATGGTCGCAAAAAAAGTGGCATCCGGTGCAAACAGACCTTCAGAAAACGCAATTTCTGCGAAATCATCTGCACTTGTTAAGGATGATGTATCCAAGTTAAGCAAGGCAGACAGACAAGAAATCATCCGAAGGGTAGCAGCCGGTGAAAAAATCCGGTTCTAATTATTTCACCTTCGGAACAATGAAGGGAGATTACAATTATGATGTTAAGAATTAACTTACAGCTTTTTGCTACGCAGGTAACCACTCAGGACTCTCTTAGTCCGGAAATGAAAACCTTTTATGATATGACCTTAATCGATGAAGCATCCGCTAACCTGGTGCATGATCAGTTTGGTCAGAAGAGACCGATTCCGGCAAATGGTGGTAAGACCATTGAATTCCGTAAGTTTTCCGCACTTCCGAAGGCAATGACCGCACTTACCGAAGGTGTTACTCCAAACGGTCAGAAGCTGGATGTAAGCATCGTAACCGCTACTGTTGCTCAGTACGGTGGTTATGTTGAGCTTTCCGATGTACTGCTGCTGACCGCTATCGATAACAACCTGGTTCAGGCAACCAAGCTGTTAGGTTCTCAGGCTGGTCGCACTCTGGACACTATCACCAGAGAAGTGCTGAATGCCGGTACCAATGTGGTATATGCTGGCGGTAAGGATGCAAGAACCGCTATCGATGCAACCAGTCTGCTGACTGTAGATGACATCAAGAA